TTTTGTATCTTTGTCTCTCTTTCTCTTTGTTGATTGATATAATTATACCACTCGTAAGAACAACAAGAGAAACTATACCAAGCACCCATTTAGTTACGTCTCCCACATATTACCTCATAGCCATATAGCCGGATCATATTTACATCCTCTGCATTTTCGTGGCACCCATGCTTCTTTAACAGGATCATATTTTTGTGTTTTCGATTTTCCATTTAATAACCAAGGATAAAGCCCTGTTCTTTTTTTATGCGTTGAATCTGTTGAACACGAAAACATTAACATACCTAATAGAAAGACTGTTAAAAGTTTCATCTTAACAGTATTTATTTGGTAGGCATGGTTGGACTCGAACCAACGACTTCCACCGTATCAGAGTGGCGTTCTAACCAGCTGAACTACACGCCTATTGGGTCGACAGACGAGGCTCGAACTCGCAACCTTTGGAACCACAATCCAATGCTCTACCAATTGAGCTACTGTCAACAATAAATGGTAGACGAGATGGGATTTGAACCCATGACCTGAACCTTATAAGAATCCTGCTCTAACCAACTGAGCTACTCGTCTTCAACACTGGCTCCCCGGGCTGGACTCGAACCAGCGACCCACAGATTAACAGTCTGTTGCTACTACCAACTGAGCTACCGAGGAATAATTAAATATATTGCTAGTGGCGGTCCCAACGGGATTCGAACCCGTGTTGCCGGCGTGACAGGCCGGTGTCCTAGGCCGACTAGACGATGGGACCAAATCTGGTAGGGATGACTGGATTCGAACCAGCGACCTCTACATCCCAAATGTAGCGTTCTCCCAGACTGAACTACATCCCTGGATAAACAAAGAATGTGACTGTCAATCTATCAGTTCCTGCGCCTTCGGCACTATGTACCAATTTTGCATTATACATAATCATTCTATTAAATTTATTTTCAATTATACTAGTTTTTTCAAAACTAGTTTTATCTATCATATTAACATTTGTTGGCATTTCTGTGCTTCCGTCCCAGCCTGTTTCTTTATGCTTATAAAAACAAGTACCTGTATCAGGAGCAGGATTATTATCTAAATAAATTACACCTGCTAGAACTGGATTACCATCTTGATGTATATTTCGTTCATCATTTTTTGTTTGTCGTTGAAACAATGCATTTATAGTTATATTATCATTTGGTATTAATGCTAATATTTTTTTTTGAAATTCTTTATATATTTTAGGTAAAATATTTTCACATAATAATGATCGTTGTCCTGGAAATGTCATTCCTATTTTAAGAATTTCTAATATTTTATTATCATTATCTTCGTCTATTGTTGCTGTATTACTCAACTGATCGCAATAATAAAAATCTTGTTTTAATGCTTCTTCTCTAACATTATTAGGGTCATCAAAAAAATTATCATATACAGTAATAATATTTTTCATTTGTACACACCTAATATTAAAGTTAATCTTTCATTACCTGCTTCCTCTGCTCTATGTACAAGGTTACCGTTATACATAATCATTCTATTAAATTTATTTTCTATTACACTTGTTCTGTTAAAATCGGACCCTATTAAAACTTCTATACTATCTGGTTTTTTGGTACTACCATCCCATCCTGTTTCTTTATGAGTATAAAAACCTGTACCACTATTTGGCATAGGAGTTTCATCTAAATATACTATACATGTTAAAAATGTATCAACGTCTTGATGTATTTTTCTATAATCATTTTTTCCTTGTTTTTGAAACCTAGCAGTTATTGTTGAATTTTTAGGTATTAATGGTTCTAAGGACAATTTTAATTCTCTATACATCTCTGGTAAAATATTTTTACATTGGTCTGTTCGTATTCCAGGATAATTTCCTAATTGATCAAAGGTTTGTTCTAATGCTTTCTTTCGAATTTCGTTGGGATGCATAAAAAAATCATCGTATACTATTAATCTATAATCCATTATGCTAATTTAAATATAAAAGATGTTTGTGTTAATCTACAATTTTCCTTAGTATCCCCAAAACAAGTTCCAGGAGCATGTAATAATTTACTATCATATAATACAATTCTATTAAAGGTATTTCCGACTACAGAGTCTACTTCAAAATTATCCTTATTTTGGTCTTGCCTATTCGCAGGATATATATCGTTAAATGCTAGATCTGGTACTCTATCTTTGTTTATGCCATTCCATCCTGTCTTTTTATGTGAATAAAATATAGTACCACTATTAGGTCCGGGGTTAGGTGTTAAGTAAACAATAATGGCCATAATAGGATCTGTATCTTGATGAATACTTTTATTAACATTATCATGATCTTTAGTTTGTAATGTAAAATATGTATCTACTTCTAATTTAGTTTCATCACTAAACTTACAATATTGGTTCACAAAAGTTCGAGTATATTCATCTGCTTCAGGTAATATTTTACTAGCTCGTATTGTTCGTTCACCACAAAAATTTCCTATTTTAGATATCTCAACAACATCATCATTATCTAATTCTTCTGTTCTAATTGTATCATGCAAATAATCTGCAGGATAAAATTCCTGTTTTAATAATTTATTTCTAATTAGAAATGGATCTGGGTAAAAATTTTCATATATAATTGAATTTAATCTCATAATATTCCTATATGGATATGGAGCTGGCGACAGGAATTGAACCCGTGACCTGAGGTTTACAAAACCTCTGCTCTACCAACTGAGCTACGCCAGCACTATACTTATTTAAATCTAACTTTAGGTTCGGTCTTTTGTTGGTATGTCGCCTTAATTTCGGATTTTCTAGCATGTTCAACTATTTCGTCATAGTCTGGATTCTGCCATCGCTCGTGCCAATCGCAATCAGGGGTAGACACTTCAGTATAAGTACCATCAGGATGTTTCTTGCCAATTTTTTTGCCCCCTTGTTTATGTTTCTTTTTTTCTTGCTTTTTACGTTCCCGGTTTTCTAGATTAATCATGTGCCGGTATTGGGGCGAACGCTCTAGTGCTTCGTCTCTAAAATGTGGTTTATCTGTCATATTAATGTGCTCTTGCAAATTCTATTCGTTTTAATGCATGGGCAGTATATTCTACTCTATCCTGCCAATAATAATAGTCTTCAACTGTTCGTGCATGTTTAACTTTATAAAAAGCCTCACGCAACTTTTTTACTAGGTCTTTCTTCGATTCCTTCATTTTCTTTCTCTTTAAGAAGGTTATCAATATCGCCCATAGAAATAATTTTCTCGGCGTGCTCTACCTCATAATCGAGGATCTCGTAATCTAGCTCAGCCTTTGCCTCTTTAAATAAAAGGCTTTTAAGCCGGCTAGAGGCCTCAAGCAAAGTATTAAATTCGCTTGTTCTAATTCTAATCCCACCTTGGGGTCTTTCTTCAGTAATTAATTTTAATCTATACATTACTTAATATTTATAGGACTGACTTCTATAACTAGTATAACATCTATAATTATTGAAGTCAATCGGTTAATGGAGGAAAGTTGGGTATATTATCGGAAAAAACAAAATAGTCTCCGTTAAATAACCAACGGTTATAAACATCTTTTATTTCATTTGTACCATGTAATAGGTATGCAGGAAATAAAAAAAGATCACCTACGATTGGTTGACATTCATATTCATGTCGCCATTCGCAAGTGTATTCAAGGGCATTCCAAGGAAATAGTCCTTTTGGTCCATTATATATAGGACTTAAAAACCATAAACTAGGGAGAGTACCCTCTAAATGAAAATAATATGTATAACTAAATAATGCACCTTCGTGATCATGCAATCCTGAACCTGTACTATTGCCAAAATTTAAGAATGCACTTGTTTTTTTTATTTGTTGGTAGGTTGTATCAATTTGTAAATCCTTAATAAACTTGTCTGCACTTTCGTCAATAAAGTCAAATACTTCTTTAAAGACAGGATTTTTAAATTCTTTTCCGTATGTAGGTGAGTTGGTCCAAAACCGTTTTTGAACAGAAGTGTATCCTTTATAATTTACATTTGCCCCATGTTCAAATGGGACATCAGGATCCATTGTTCTTTTGGCTTCGTCTAATATTTGTTTATGAAAAGATTTGTCTTTATTAATATTAGTGTGATAAATCTTATGTGGAAATATTTGATGTATCATTTACTTTTTGTTTTGCAATTTCAAAATATTCTTGTTGTCTACGAGTATGTTCTTTTTGACATAATTCTAAAACTTCTCTTAATTTTTCATCGCTTAACACTCTTATTTGGGTTTCGGTTATTGGAAAATCTATCATAGCCATTTAAGTTTAAATAGTACTTTTAATTTTGGATTTGTAATATCTGCATATATATAAAATTTCATCAAATGTTCTTGTGGACTATACATTTGAACATATCGATAATCTTTATCGTATTTAAATTTTGTATTATCAAACCAAATTCGATATTTTTCTAATAGTTTACTTGCCTTTGCTTGATGCCAAGGTTCATCATCTGCATTATCAGAGCATATAAAACTAACTAACTTCCGGCGCACCTAATAATCCTACTAAGTCAGGATATCCGCCTTTTAAATATTTCCCTTCATATATAATCTGTGGAAATATTTTATATGGTCCGATTTTATTATAGAGGTCCCTTGGTGTTAAATCTTCTCCTACAGTTTGCATAGTAAATTCTATGTTATTCTGCTCAAACAATTCTTTTGCCTTATTACAATATGAACAATCTGGTATTTTTACATGTGTGTATAATATTGTTTCACTCATTTTCTCTCACTATTTTGTTTATGTTTTCTTCAAAATTATCTAAATTAAATACAGGACTTGCATTATATATGCTAGTCAGGGGTCGTTTAGTTAAATCTTTACTTTTTGTGTGCCATAGATGTTTTGCCGCACCGATTGCAATTCCAGCATCATCGGCAACAGGTTCTATGAATATATTTACATCTGGCGGAAGTTCTTGTGTGTATCTAAAATTTGCCAAACAATTCAATGCATAACCACCACTAAAACAAATATTCTTGCAAGCATCAAAATCACAATGATCAAATACAAAATTTAAAACTGCATCTTCACTTTCTTTTTGCATTTTTTTGGCTAAATTTGCATAGTCATGATATTTGTCTTTTATATCTCGCATTTGTCCTCTCTCTAAAAAAGGCACATCTTTTATAATTTCGTTTAAAGTAAAATCTATTTCAGGTTTAATTTCATATCTAAAATTTTCTCCTAATTTTCCTTCGTCTTTAGTTGGCATTCTATTATATTCATTAAATGATATTGTGCAACCAAAACTATCATTATATCGTGAAGGAACCCATATATTAAAAAAAGGAGGTAAACTTTCATCTATAGTACCATATGCACTTAGCCCCATAAGTTTACCATTTTCTAACTCGTCTTCTCCTATTAAATTTGTTATAATAGAATATAATCTAGTTATACCAAACCAATGAGAAGGGTTATGTGCTATGCGATTAAAATTAGCAGGATACGATGTTTCAAATATAGTTTCTGTTTCTCTACCTACAAAACTATCTTGTTCTTCTCTATAATCTATTGAACCTTGGGAATCGACTACAACAGAATATGCTTCGTCAAACCCTGAATCATAAAAAGCAAGAGAAGCATGACATAAATGATGTTGTCCTGCATAATCTATTGCTTCTGTTTCTGCCATTTTTTCTGCAAATATTTTCCAGAAATTAGTAGAAAATAATTCTGCAATATCTTCTGTAGGTGATGAATAAGCAACGGCATCTAGTTTACCTAAGGATAAACAATGTAATGCGGCTTTCATAGGGTTAGCATCTCGTTTCGTATTAGACAACGATTCTTCTTTAATATAAGATTCGATTTCGCCGTTATTTAATACTACTGCCTGTGAATCATGTGCAACACCTAATCCTAAAATTCTCATACTACTGCCTTTTCTATTTCAGGAAACCAAACAAAATCTAATTTACTATCTAAAAAAACCTCAATTGCTTTTGCAGGGTTAAACACAATTGGTTGACCGGCTAGATTAAAACTAGTATTGAGTATTAAAGGTATACTAGTCTGATTATAAAATTCATTAATTAAATCATAGTATAAAGGATTTTGATCCCTATTAACAGTTTGCAATCTACAAGTACCGTCAACATGTATCACTGCTGGTATTTTTTCCCATTTGTCTTCCTTTACTGGAACAGCATAACTCATAAAAGGCGAGGATTTAAGTCTACCCATTTCAAACCATTCGTGTGCATATTCTTCTAATATACTACATGCAAATGGTCTGTACCATTCTCTATTTTTAACTTCATTAACTCTATCTTTACCATCTTCCATTCTAGGATCAGCAATAATAGATCTATTACCTAATGCTCTAGGTCCTAATTCTAATTTACCTTGAAAAATAGCACCTATTTCTTTATTAATTAATTTACTTACTATATCTTTAATAGTACATCTTAATGTTTCCATTAGGATCCTAACATGCCATCTTCCATATTTTGATCTCTTTTGGCTTGCTCTAATTCCTCTTGTTCTTTATGAGCAATAGAATCTTTATTTGGATCAAAATTAATATAATCTGCATTTTCTCTAGTCCACTTTGCATCTTCTAATGCTCCCGCTCTAAGTAATTCTTCAAAAGGTACAGGGTCTCCTTCTTGCTCGATCCGTTCTGCCGTTGGTACATCATAATACCAACGAGTTTCGTCAGGCGGGTCTTGTCGTCTTCCGGTAGATATTAAATATTTGTAAACATTGTCCCAATGAGTTACTTTATAAGGATCTACATCGTGTGCAACATTGTCTTCTTTTCCGTCTTCAACAAAAAGTTGTTCGACAGTATTATTTTCAACTACCATTGCATAACGCCATGATCTTTTGCCGTATCCCATATTTGATTTATCTACTAACATGCCAATTTTTTCTGTAAATTCTCCATTACCATCTGCTATCCAATCTACTTTAATAACAAAATGGGCCCATAACCAAGATTGCATACAGAAACTATCATTTACGCCAATAAAATATATATTTTCTATATCTTTTGTATACATCATATCAAATTGCCCATCATACATTTGCATTTGATGTGTACAATTGTCTGTCCATGCTCCAGGAATGCCTACTATTACGCATCTATCTTTGAACATTTTTTCAGAATTCCACTTTTGCCAAAGTCGCGGTGGTGCTTTATCCCATGCCGCGGCATGTCCAATAGGACCATTAACTCCTACTTCTCTTCTATACATGTCCCAAGTAATAATAGGAAGTGTGTCGCCTTCTTTAATCATAAAATATCTCCTTAATGTCGATTATAAACATAATCTAATAATTCTTTATGTGTAATTGCATTTTCTGCAACTTCGTTTTTTATTTCTGTACACGTATCATAAACTAGTTTACCTATTTTATCTAACTTAAAATTATGTAACTCTCTTTGAGCATTATGAGCTCCTGCTAATCCTGATCTTTTACCTACTGTTGCCCATGAACCAATTCCAAAAGGTTTTGAAGGATCTGACAAATATTCGTAACCTCTAGGAGGCCGATGGGCCCATGTCCATATTTTTTCTTTAAGGGATTCGGATATATTATCATCATTTTTAAAATATTTCCAATAGTCTGAATCCTGCCTTTTTTGAAGATGGCAAAAACAAATATAATCTCTTGTATGTTCAAATGCACTATTTACTGTATCATTATAATGGTTTACGTCTCGCCCTTCAAATTCCATTGCTTTATTAAACATCGGAAAAAATACTTGTGTTAAAAATCCTAAGGATAAAATTAATGCACTACCATCTAATGGTTCTAAAAATCCTTCCGATAATCCTACTGCCATACAATTTTTAACCCATGATCGTTTGTATCTACCTGGTGTCCACGATAATTGCTTACCTATTGAAGGATTGTACCCTTTATTATTCCAATGTTCTAATTGTTCTTTTTGAATTGTTTCTTTGTCAACAAATTTATCTGAATAAACATACCCTGTTCCAATTCTATCTCGTAAAGGTATTTTAAACATCCATCCGTATTTTTGTGCATCCAGTATTGTAAAAACATTAGGATCTTCTCCTTCTTTATATTTTACACCACCATCAATTAGTGATACAGAATTTTGTGGAATATAGTTTGAATAATCTATCCATTCTTCGTTGAATATATCGCCTAAAATTAATCGTCTAAATCCAGTACAATCAAAAAAGAAATCACCTTTTATTTTTCTTCCAGTATCTAATTTTAATTCTGTTAAATTTCCTGTTTTTCTATTTTGCTTCCAATTTACTACTTTACCATCTATTACTGTTATCTGTCGTTGGTTACATATTTTCTTTAAAAAATCTACAGATAAATTAGCATCCATATGCATACCCATTGTAGCAGAAAGGTCTTGGCCTAACATGCTTTCTAAACGAAGATTGCCTTCTTTTATTTTTTGGATTTGGGGTCTCCCATTTTCTTGTGTTATAAAAGGTACTTTATTTTCTAAAACTAAATTATCAAATCCATATTCGTTACAATCTTTATTAGCAAGATAGTACAAAATATCAAGACCCAAATCTAAATAAGGATTATAAAAATCAAAATTATTTGTTCGTGTATGTTCTATTTTTAAATCTAACATAACAGATAGTGCATGAAGCATATGATGGTATGATTCTCCTTCATAATTCCAATTGTCAAACCTTGCACTCATTTTAAATGTTCCGTTTGATTCTTTCATAAATTTATAAGGATCTATTCCTACTCTGTTTAGAAGTATTGGAACATTTTGAGCAGTCGATTCACCGACACCAATTGTACCTATACTAGAAGATTCTATAACTGTAACAGTTAACTCTGGCCATAAATTTGTACCAAACGCATATCTAACCAATAATGCTGTCATATATCCGGAAAACCCTCCGCCTACAATTACTATATCTTTTATCATCTTAATTCTTCTATTGCTATTTTAATTTCATCAAAAGGAATGTTGTCTATACCTTCGGAAAAACAACATGTATGATCTTTGTGACTTGTTAAACAAGGTGAACAATGTCTTTTGTTATATAAGTTTATATTTTGTTCCCAGCCATATTGTTTAGGATCATTTGCTCCCCAAAGAAATAATCCTTTTTTCTTAAAAACTCTAGATGCATGATTTAAAAAATTATCACATCCTATTACAAATGTTGCCATAGGAATAGATGATAATGCTTGTCTAATAGATATCTGATCCATTAAATTAATTACATTATCTCGTTCTTCAAATTCTAAATCATAATCTTTAGATCCTATTTGTAAAAATACAATATCTTTATATGTATCAAAAATTTGTTCCCAAACTTTTTTATTAATTGTTTTTCCTGACATTAATTGTTCATTTTTAGGTGCAGAAAAAACTACTGATGTTGTAAAATCTTTAAAAATATCATCTGGTAATTTATCATTATCTAATAATATTTCCATATCATTAGGTGAAGCCTCAACATTATATAATTCGCTCCGTTGTTGAAATAATCCTTTTTGTTTTGTGAAGAATGCCCAACTTAAAAGACCAGTGATACATATATGTTTATCATATGCATTTTTAAGTTGATCACTAATATTTATATGGTTATAATTTTTTGGTGCAGGAATTATAGTTTTTAAATAACTTGCACTATAAAATATTTCAGCATTATCAAAATACGTAAATAAATCTATTTCATATTTGGGATGTTTTTCTTTTAACTTTTTAATAAATGCAGTATCTATTATTGCATCACCTAATCCGCCGTTATGCTCAATGAGTAACTTCATATTGGTCTAATTCTTTAGGTCTTTCATCCGAAACAGCCAATATATCGTTTTCATCTATCATGCGAATATCTTGAACAAATGTATCTGTTTCTTTATCATGAACTGTAGCGGCCCATGTCCATCTTCCATGAGAAACTAAAATATACTGTCCTGGAACAACATCTTTTTGCTCTGGACCAATTGCTCGTACTATAAACCATCTAGGTCTAATACCTTCTTCTTTACCGTCATCATCTAATAACTGAATTCCGCTGTCAGTTGTTCTTGCTCCAATTTCACAAGAACTTGCTAATACTCTACTTTTTAGTGGTTTTACTTGCATGTAACTCCTTTTCTTCTATTGAACCATCTGAGTATTCGTACTCTACAAACTCTTTGCCGTCACGTGTAAATTTACGTTCAGCAATTATTTCCCATTCTTTTTCTTCTATTACAGTTTGTTTTTTTGTTTTTGTACCAGTGATTTTTTCTTCTAAATCATCTAGTGTTTTAACTTCTTCTTTAGGTGCAGTTAGTTTTTCTTTATAAAATTCTTTTTGCACTTCTTGGGCAGGTACTTCTATTTCGCCACCAGGACCAAGAATATCTCCTCTAGCATTCATAGGTATGTTACTAACGGCAACAGAAGTATCATTGGCTGCAATTAATGCGGCCATATTAATTTCTTTTCCCCTTGCTGTTTTTGTCATTTTAAAAACTCCTTTATGTTTAAGTCATGGTGTAAACTATTTACTTTATGCACACCTAACAGATATAAACAATAACTAGCAACAGAACTACCTCTGCCTACACCCCAAACTATGTTATTTTCTCGCATAAAGTCTACAAAAAATATCATAAAACGTAATACATTTTTCATATTGCGTTCTTCAAACATTTGTATTTCTAATTCTACTCTATCTATTTCTTTTTGTGTTTTTGTTAATTCACGTATGTAATTATAAGGATTTATATTTTTATATTTGTCCGGTATGAACCAATTGTCTAAACACTTTTGTATATATGCTTTTTTATCTTCGGTACTGCTTGTGAATTGCAGTTTAGGCATATCCAAATCATAATTATCTATTATACTATTATATATCTCTAAATCTTCCGAGCGTTTACACTTAACATTTGTTAAATCAGACCCTTGATATAATAAGTCAAAAACTGCTTTATCATCGAGTATAATCTCGCCGTTATTATCTATATAATTGTCGTACCACATTAGCCTATTGATAATGAATCGTTATAATCTTCAGAAGATTCTAATTCTTTACGTAAACTTTCTTCAGATTTTTCTTTGATTAATAATTCGATTTGATTAAGAATACCGGTTACTTGATCTCTAACTCTTAAGTTATTAATACCCATAAGTTTTTTTGTTAGTTCGGTTTTCTTTTCAGCAAGTTGCTCTACTGTTAGATTTGAAAAGTCTACAAAAGGATTAAACATTTTTAACTTTATTATGGTGCTCTTGCAATTCTTTATGTTTATTCATTGAAGTAACTGCTAAAATCGCCCCAAACGATATGTGAAATATGGCACCTGCACCTAGTGTTAGAGGTTCCCACCTAGTTACACCTTCGGCCGCACAATCGTGATTTGCACAATGTTCGGCCATTGCTAAATTCCACATTAAAGGAGCAATAAAAAAATCAATCAGGCAAAGAAACAAATAAACTAAACCTGCCCAATCTCTCCAATGTCTATTAATGGTTTTGTTAATACCCATATTACCTCTATTTTTTATCCATAGGGCCTTTTTTCCTTATTTAATATTATATTATCTTCATCTACACATTGTCGATAAGGATGTTTATAGTCAGTATTCCACCCTGCTCTAGTACCTCTTTGTAGTCCCCATCGATTCTTTTCCCAATATCCATAACAACCATCTCCATTTGAATTTGTGAAGGTTGTACAACTACTAATAACAAAAATCCATATTGTTATCATTATTAAACCCCATAATGATATTCTCATAGTTTTGTTTATACCTTATAACTTAATTTGCATTAATGCTTTTTCTTTTATTTGACTATTTTTTTCCTTTAGAATTTAAATTTTTTCTTTAATTTCTTTGGCCATGATAATTTCCTATCTATATATCATTTATTCGTCCTCCACGGGACGGGTTATTTCAAACATGCTACATTCCCATCCTTTTCCGGTGGTGTCACCACCCATATTGTCTAATTCAGTTGGATCTTTAGGATCATCATCAGGCATAATATAACTAATGCTATTCAAAAAATCGTTCCCATCTAGATCAATTGTATTGAACACCAATCGTCTTTCATCAAATTTGTGTCCATCGGGCAGTTCAAATTCGCAATCAATAAAGCCACCTTTTTCACTGCTATATGCAGTAAAATAATGACCGGGATCGTAACAGTAATTGTTACCTTCACTGGTATAGACTTCTCGTTCTTCACGAATCATTTCGTCTTCGAGCCAATAGTCTTTACCTATATCTTCAAAAGCATTTTCTTCTGCGTCTTCATATTTATCTCTAATAGCATATGCATTATCATAATTAATTGTCTCTTCTTGCCCTGGTACTTCTATATCTATATATGAGCTTTCTAAATCGCATCCATAACAATGTTCAACATTATCACATTCATACCAACCTTCTCCATTTAAAAAATCCATATCTTCAGGAATACGATTTTCTTCTACATAATCAAATGCATCCCAACAATATTTTTCTAATTCTTCGTCACCTAATGCTTTCCAATATTCATGTTGTTCTTCGGTAATTTTACCTAATACAAATTCTCCGCCGTATCCTCCAATGTAAATTTTAATTGTATTTTTTTCACTCATACATCTCCGTCTAATCTATTTTCGCTACGTTCAGCGGTAAAATGTCCTTCAGGAAACCTTGCTTTAAGTTTATTCGCATTAATTTCTAATACTTCATTAGGATCAACATTTAATGCTGTACAAGCATTGGCCCAATACCATGCTACATCACCTAATTCTTTTATTAGTCTTGTGCGGATTCCCTCATCTAAAGTTTTTCCTTGGAACAAAACTTTTTTCACTACCTCAGTGAACTCACCGCCCTCTGATACTAAACCAAATGCGGCTGTTAATAGTCTTGGTATATTAATATTACCTTGTATATGTGCATCGGATGCTTCTAATTCTGCTAGTCTATGCAAAAAAGAAGTATACACTTTTGATTCGTCACTTGTAATAGAATCTACAAATTTTCGATATTCATCTAATTTCATTCTTCTCCATTGAATATATTTTGTTTTAACCATTCATAATGAGTAGGTAAGGTTTTTACATACTTTAAATTTTTTGCTCTTTTTTCTGCTAACCATGTATCTAAACTACGTAACCATTCTTTTGTCTTATTAAAATCAGCATTTTGTCTAACATGTTGTTCTTTTATATCTCGTAAATATAATGGATTAAAATCCATTCCTGCCATAATAACACTAAGGGCTTCCTGAGGTTGAAAACTTTGATATGGATTTTCTAAAAACATATGCGGACCTAATACTTTATCTTTATAATAATTTAATGCTTCACATGCTGGAAAAATATTTCCATCATATTGTATTTCATTAGTAACATATTCCCAATAATCTGTGTCATTTCTTTTACAAAAGGCATAATGAAACATTATAAAAGATGCAAATGCCATATCTGCATGTATCCACGAATTAAAACTTTGTTTTAAATATCCTGTTACATTTTCACCATTATCGCCCATTTCTAGAGCATTACAAATATTTGTTATATTTTTATGGGTAAGTAATAATCCTGTACTTTCTAATGGTTCAATAAATCCACAACTTAATCCTACTGCTATAACATTTTTACACCAAGGTTCTTGCCTAATACCAGTTTTCATATCTATATGTAAAATATCTCGTATTGGTTCTTTTCCTGCAATAGGTTTTCTATGCTTTAACAAATATTCTCTAAATTCTTTTTCTGCTTCGTCCTTGGAAATAAAATCAGAACAATAAACATATCCTGTACCAATTCTATCATATAAAGGAATATTCCAACACCAACCAGCATTCATTGTGGTTGCATTAGTATTAGTTTCCATTTCTACATTTTTATCTGTATATGAAATAGATGTTGCTAATGCTTTATCATTAATTAATATATCACTAAATGAATTAAAAGGAACATTTAAAACTTTTTCTTGAAGAACACTATTAAAACCTGTACAATCAACAAAAAGATCTGCAGAATATTTTTCTTCACTTCCTTCTAATTTTAAATAATCTATATAACCATTTTCTTTTTGTACTGCATTTGTGTAGGTACCTAAAACATGTTTAACTCCTCGCGGTTCACAATAATGTAACCTCAACCACTCTCCAAATTTAGAGGCGTCAAAATGATACGCCCTATCTGTTGCAACTCCACTACGCATTCCTGCAAGAGATGTTGTTTGAAAATTATAAAAAAACTTATCTTCATTTAAAGTAAATTTATTATGATCTATTAATTCAATTGTATCCCAAAGAAACTCAGCATATTCTGTAGGAGGAGTATTACATAGTAATTTTCGTTGAAACCATTGATCTTTTCTTTTAAGAGGGGATTGTTCTTCTACATATCTAGGATAAAAACCAAAGGGATAATGAAAGCGAGTTCCTTTACCATCCCAATTTGTAAAATCTATTGATAATTTATATGTTGCTTTACAAAAAGGCATCCAGTCGGTGTCTTTTATGTCTAACATTTTTAAAAAATCATTTATTTCTGCTAAAGTGCTTTCGCCAACACCTATGGTGTTTATATTTGCAGATTCAATTAACGTAATATCTTTATTTGGGAATCTACTAATAAGACCAGCGGCAGTCATCCAACCGGATGATCCTCCGCCTAATATTATAATTTTATTGATTTGCATTAATTAGTTTTAAATTATATTACCATCCTAGGCCTGGCATTTGTCCGTCTGCTGGTATATCTTTTACTGGTGTAAAACTTTCTCCACAACCACAAACATGTTCATATTTTAATCGTTTAAATATAAATCCTTGTTCTACTAGATTGCCAACTTTATAATCGACTTCAACATCCCCAATAATATCATTAAGAATGTATTCGTCTACTACTAGTTTAACACCATATTGTTCAAAAATCAAGTCAGTAGGATCTACTGTATCTTCATAATCTAAACTATACTTCCAACCAGAACATCCGCCTGAATTTGCTCCTACTCTTAAATATGAATCTGCCCAATGTTTATCTTCATCGATACACATTTGTTTAAATTCTACAGCGGCCTTTTCTGTTATTTTAAGCTCACATCCAACTTGGTTTGTATCCATCTTCTTTTTCCTTATGTTCATACATAAATGATGTCCTGCAACCACAGGAACCTTTTGCTGAGGGATTATTAAATTTCAGACCACGATCATTTAAATCATTTGACCAGTCTACTTCTGTATCTTTAATATATATGTGGCTTTTTTTATCTACTAAAATGTTAAGTCCGAATGACTCAAATTCTAAATCAAATTTGCCTTTTCTACTATCAAAATCTACTGTATAGGTAAAACCAGAACACCCTCCGCCTTTGACGCCTACTCGTACTCTTGTGTCGTCGCCAACTTTTTGCTCATTCATTATATTTGATATTACTTTTACAGCTCGTTTTGTAAATGTTACCATGTTGGGGGAGAATCTCCATCGGCGGTTTCAGTTAATAATTGGATAACATCTTTTCGTTTTATCATAGTCGAAAGATGATAATATGTTCCTTCATCTCTTCGTTGGAGTTTTCCATATTCATCAGAACCATCAGTCCAACATTCTAACGCATTACGAATATAAGGATCACCGGGTAAACTCCACGGAGGTCTATTAACATGTGTAATATCTCTCATGGGTTTTATATCCGTTACTCCGTACCATTCTTTAAGATGTGTTAGTAATTCTTCAATATTCATGGCAGAAATATCATCCCATCCTAGATGTTTTCCTTTTCTGCCGGCGTGCCAAAATTTTTGAGGCATAAATTCTCACCCCGCTTTCTTGATGGTCCCCAAAAGTTCCTTTACTAGAGTTGCTTTTGTTTTGCGTTTATCCAACTCAATGTTGAATTCTTTTCTACCTAACGCTTCTAATTGACCTTTCGTCTTTTTCATTAACGAAGTCTTTGTATGTTTTGGACCTGCTTTTTTTGCTTTAGCCTTTGGTGCAGGTGTCTTTTCTTCCTTTGGTGGTATTTCTCCGGGCTCATAATTCGGTGTAGGTCTTCCTACCATTCCTTCTTCTATTGTACTTGCAGGAGGAACCGGTGAACCGGTGAGCCAGTCTACCATATTTTTAAAAAATCCCATATTACCTTTTTTGTTTGTTTTTATAATCTTGTATTGCTGATTTAATTGCGTCTTCGGCTAGTACCGAACAATGAATCTTTACAGGAGGTAAAGATAACTCTTCAACAATGTCTACATTTTTAATACTATCTGCTTCTTCTATGGATTTACCTTTAATCCATTCTGTGGCTAAACTCGAAGAAGCAATTGCCGAACCACATCCGAATGTTTTGAATTTAGCATCAATAATCTCATTATTGTCGCCTACTTTAATTTGCAGTTTCATAACATCGCCACACTCAGGAGCACCCACCAAGCCAGTACCGACATTGTTATCGCTCCCATCCAGACTGCCAACATTTTTAGGTTCATTATAATGCTCCAATACATTTTCGCTGTATGCCATATAATTCCTTGTTAAATTAAAACCAATAATATTTATCGCCTATAAAAAAGGTTTGTGTAATTCTAAACTTTTCTAAATAATCTTTATGTTTAACTTCTGCCGAATGGGGAATTCTTTGTTGATATAATATCATAGTATTTGGTACCATTTTTGATTCATATATACGTTGTCCGTCTATTGAACTTGTATAAAATCCTGTTCCTCCTGCACATTCTTCTAATAAATTTAAATATATAACTCCTGCAAACATACCTGGAGATGGTGGTTGTTTATCTCTGTGAGGCAATAAAGATACTAATGGTTGTGTTGCTGTTGTACGTTTTTGAATATGTTTTGTGTTTAATATGCCTGTTGTAAAAGGAAAATATATTGGTTTAGTATGTGGACCTCCCCATTCTTCAGAAAAATGTTTTAATAAAACATCATTTATTAATGTCCATAATGGAGTTTGGTCGCAAATATAATGAGCTCTATGACCAGGATAATTTGTATGTTTATCTACATTTCTGGCAAACATACAAGGAAGTTCTAATGCAAATTGTCTTACAGAAATATAATCTTCATATACATCAGGAATTTCTGCTACTTTGAGAGGAAATCTATCTTCTATATCTATATCAATTATTTTAATGTCACGTTCTTTGTTTATATCAACATCAAAAACATTACTATCGATAATTTTTGGTATAGATGGTTGTTCTATCATTGTCCGTCTACATCAAATAAATCTTCATTCCATTCTCTATGACCTTCTCTGTAAGCCATATTAGTTTGAGTTTCTCTTACTTCTACTCTGAAACACCAAAGACGCTCTGCTTCTCCGGGGCCCCACATATCTGGAATAAATACTCCATTTACATATTTGTATAGCTGATCAGCAAGACCTTCGCATCCAAGTTTTGGTAATATAGTAAGTTTTGCTAATCCTGCTTTTTCTAGTTGTTTGTAAAGTTCCATCTCTGGTTCATCTTCGGCAACTAATAGAGTATGGTCAAACTGTTCATCAAGAAATTGTTTAAGTTCGCCTAAACCACCATAATCTGCAACCCAGTTTCTAACATCTAAATGATCTGTACCAAAAAAGAATCGCATACTAAAACTATAACCATGAATAATATTACAATGACTGTCTGCTCTCCATTGTCTATATGCACATGGAAATTTATCAACGTATTCTTTCGTGCTATTATATTTGTATGTTCTTGGTTGCCTATTTTCTAAAGTTATTGTGTCGCTCATGCTGGATCCTTGCTTTCCTGTAATTTTTGTTTTATAATTTGTTCTGTACATAACATACCGAACATATTTGACATTGATCGTTGTTCTTCTGTTAATTCACCGCCCCAATTTTTTAAAAATTCTTTTGCTGGTACTGCTTCTCTAAGTCCATCCATTATACAACCACAAATGTTTTTTAAATCATCTGGCCAAAGTTGATCTGATTTGTATTGTGCATCTTCAAATGTCATATAACATCCATTAATAAATCCATATATTACACCTGAAGGATATTTAGGTTCAAATATTGTTTTGCTTTCTTCGGCATGCACTTTTCCATAACTGTCAGTTATTAAAGTCATGCAGGTTATTGGTAAACTTATAGCAAAAAATAATAATATTGCAATTATAATTTTTCCCATGTTGAATCTCCTAATTGTCTTACTTTAGCAATACACTTTCCGTATGGAGATTTGGGTTTCCATTCTTCTGGTGCTATTAATGTTAAAGTTAATTTTTTATTTTTTTCGTACAAATAATATTCTTTTAAATGTACTGGCTTAAAGCCATATTCTGCTGTTGCTATTTTCTCTGCTAATTCCACTCTGTCTACAATTTCTTTTACTTGTTCTACTAATAAATCTGCATGTTCTTGTAATTTTTTTATTTGTTCATTTGCGTGATGACGCATTGCTGTCAAACTATCTTGTTTGACTAAATCTATTTCAAAATTACCTTTCCATACTATATTTTTTCCACTCATTTATATGTATATTATTGCAAGTATTTTACCTGTAATAGCACCAGCAATAATTGCAAATAAAATTAGATACAGTTTCCACATTCATAGGCCTAATTGGTAAATGATGTTTGTACTCCTAATAATTGTGTCAAACATATATTTCTTTTTTTAGGTATTTACTGCTTTATTACATTCATACCTAATATTATTTAAACAATTATTACATATGGTATTATTTTCTCGTTTTTCTTTCGTTTTTTCTAATACATGGTCTAATATTTTAAGTATTTTTCTTTTAGTATTTTTTATTTGGCTTGAAAGATAATTTTCAGAAAAGGTTATATATTTGTTTTTTATATAATGCATAATTTGCTCCTATTTTATATAATTGTATTAGTAAGTTTTGACGATGTATCACGCAACCCTTGCACATATGCTTCTCGCCAATGTTCATTTAATGCATTTTCTACTAATTCTGCTATTTCAGGTTTATTTAAAACAAATTCTCGTAATAATCGAACGTCGCAATGAGTAACCTCATGCGGACAATGTTCGAGACATTCTTGAATATTTACTTCAAAACACGTTCTATCTTCAACTTTACTTTTTTCTTGTGGTTCCATTTAAACACTTCCTTTATAAGATAATACTGTAAAATCTTTTACACCGTCTTTAATATCATTTAGCGTATCTACTACTCCTTGATCGTAGGCGGTCATCCAATGTTCGTCTAATGCCTGTTCTACTAAATCTACTGTTGATGTATTACGAACTGCAACTCTTAAATCTCTAACAGTACAATATGTTTCTGGACATTCTGTGATACATTCCTCGACCGGTATTTGATTACAATTTACCATAGTTTTCTCCTTTATTTTATTATGTTAAATTAAGTTGTGCAAAGGAGGCTTGTACACCCAATATTTGATTATAACAGTCATATAAACAATGATGTTTTGCAGTTTTAGGAAGTTGCATATCTACAAGGCTGTACAATGTTCGGGTGTCCCGTATTTGCCAAAATTTCCACGGATTGCCTCTCTGTAGTATTTTATTTATAGTTTCTATAATCATTATATCGAATATAGAACCATGAGCCCAAAACTGATCGCACCCTTTACAAAACATGTAAAAGTCTTTTAATACATCTGCTATGTCACATCTATCTTCCGGAGCAAATGCTTCTTCTTTAACTTCATCGTCTTGTTTTGCCCACCATTCTAAAGTGGGTTCGTCTGTTCGCAAACCTATTTTTGTACAAGATTCAGGATCAACACGTCTGTAAAAATGTTCCATATTAAATGGATCCTTATCTACATCATTGTCTGTGGGCCTGAACCGTATAGCACCAAATGTTAATAATACTGCATCGGGTCGAGTACTAAGGCATTCAACATCTATCATCACATGGTTTTTCATGTGTTTATTATAACATAAAAAATTTATAAAGTCAAATTGATTCGTACCATTCTGTTAGAAAATCATAATGGTTAGGAAAAGTTTTTATTACATTGTCCATTCTATGTTTATGAACATCTAATACCATTTTACTATACTGTATAAAATCATCACTATATGATCTTTTAATATTTTCGTAATGACCAAATCCTTTTAATAATTGCCACCAATGACCAGAAGCAAATATAGGAGAATTTGCTTCAACATATCTAAAACCTGGCATGTCTTTCATTTGCATATCATAAAACATAGTTTGGGATAAAGGCCCATCTTTTATTGCATTATACATAGGCATTATTTTATCTGGTATTGGTCTTTCTTTTATTTCTTTCCAAAATTGTGTATCATTTTTTGGCGCCATTCTATAATGCATATATATAAAATCTACCATTTCATCTACTTGTATACTAAACATTCGACTTATATGCGATCCCATAGCCTCATTATACATATTTTGTGTTTCATATAATAACTTGGCTAAATTACCTATTGCAATTACTGTAAATGCTAAATTTGTTGCTTCTAATGGTTCTAAAAATCCTGCAGAAAGCCCAACAGCATATACATTTTTAATGGATATTGTTTCTCGTGTTCCTGCTTTAAATGGTATATGTAATGCTGGCGAATCCCAATCATTTATTTTTGTTCGTATTTCTTTTTCTGCATCATCTTTATCTATATATTTGTCACTGTAAACATATCCATAGGCTAAATCATCATAGGTAGGTATTGTCCACATCCAGCCCGAAGTCATTGCAGTAGATTTGGTATAAGGATGACATTCTTTTTGGGGATTGGTATATTTTTTTCTTATCGCTATAGCATTATTTGTAGGTAAAATCTCCTGTACCGAATGCCATTGGCATTGATATATAAGATCAAATAAAACAGAATTAAATCCCGAACAATCTACAAAAATATCACCTGAAAGATTTTCCATTCTATCTTCTAAAATTAACTCTTTTACATATCCTTCTTGATCTAAATTTGCATCTACGACACTATCAACGACATGTGTTACACCAAGTTTTATACATTCTTGTTTTAAAAAATCTATTACTGCAATATTGTCCCATTGTACTGCATTAGGCGGAGGAGTAGAATGACCATTAAGATAATTAAATCGCTCCTTACCCATTTTAGGTGATTTATTGTTTATTGCTAATCGATATGAAGGAAACCAATTAGACCAATCTTTTGCAGTCATGCCTGTTGCTATTGCGGCATCATGTGTACCATACGAATCATATTCTGTTGTATCTAGTATACTAAATACTGCCGATTCACTATCGACTAAAAATTGATTATCAGGATTCCATCCGTCAAACATTACTCCCGATTTATAAGTTGCCTTACATTTTGGCATCCAGTCTGTTTGATTATATCCTGCGAATTCGAAAAAAGCAGAAACCGATGGTTGAGTACTTTCACCTACTCCTATGGTGGATATCTTTTTTGATTCTATTACTGTTATATTATATTCTTTTCTTTTTAGTAAGAATAGTGCGGCCATCCACCCAGAGGTTCCGCCACCTATAATAACAATATCTTTTACTTTTATATCTTTCATATTAATTTAATAATTTAGAATTAGGAATAAGTTCGGATAATTCGTCTTGGTCACCTTCGTAGACTTCAACTACTTCTCCGTTATCACCTAATTTAGAAACTGAAATTGATTTTTCTATTGACCCGTTTTCTAATTGTTTTACATCTAATTCAAAAAGAATATTGTCATGTGTAACTACTTCTATATGTCCTTCTTTAATAAAATTAGGATTAATATCGGGATCGTCTTCGATATTATCGTTAAAGGTTTGTATTACTTTTCGAAGCTCATATAATATATCATTCATAGAAGTTTTAATATTATAGAAACAGAAGGGTCAGAAAGCCAAAAAAGGCGTTTAACATTAACTCGCCCTTGCTTAAATTTTTTAAGAGTATTTTTTTGAGCTTTCCAACCAGTTCTACCTAACGTCCTGTTTAGGTAATGAACAATAGAATAGAAATGATCTCTATCACGTATGTTCAAAGATACAGCGACATATTCTTCTTTGTCTACCTTATAGGCTTTGCCTTTCCTTAATTTTTGCATACCGTATCTCTTAGTATATTAAAAAATAAAACATGTAATCAGCGGTATTATTGCCATATACTCAATTTAAGAACGAAAGCAAAATCTTTTTGTTTTTAGCCATATCGCGAATAGGCTAAGGTTTGTTGATTTCGCATTTCCTGAACCGGCTACGATTAATTTTCAACATGCTTGCATATTACAGGCAGAGGTTAATAAGAGCGAACCGAACTTTGTCACATCCTGTTTCTATCGGTAGGCGGACTTTATGGTCATTTGAAACACATCTTGATCAAGTTTACTACTATAAACAGCACGTAATTGATTAGATCAGTTCTTCCTGTTTACATGACGATATTTGTCCGCCTAAAATTATTTATCTTCAATATACTCTGTTAATTCGTAAATCTTGCCATTAGGGCCGGAAAGAAGGTATTTTCCTGATCTTTTATCAAGTGATGCCATGCCCATTTTATCATTATAATTAAATGCTATTATAGTTCGTTGGCCGGGCCCTTTAAATGGATATGCTATATGCCCAATAGATGCTGGAAACAATATTACTAATCCTGGTTCAGGTTGTACATAATATGAATGATTTATTTCTAAAGTATGCTCATCATAAATTCCGTTACTTAATAAATGTAACATACCATCAGGAAATGTCTCTGGTTTAATACTATCGGGTACTTCTAAAAATAAAACTGCCGATAACGCACATTGGGGATGAGTATGCCATGCTTGATAATCTCCTTCTTTATATCGTACAGTCCATAAATTTGTAACTTCAAATTCTCTACTTTTAATCCAATTAGCCGTACCCATATTATGATGCATATCTACATATAATTTTGCGAGGTTTTCTAAAAATTTAGTAACTTCACCTCGAACTTTAATCCATTCGTCATCTTCGTATGCATTCCAAGTTGTAAGATCATTCATCTTTATATTACGTTGATATGCATTATATGATGATGTATTACCTATTTGATTTGTTATATTTTCTTCTTCAGTTATTTTATCCGGCATTCGGTTGTTTAATTCTAAGAAATATTTAAACACCGGTTCATCAGATATGTTAAAAGCGGAAATATGTGTATGGAATATATTACGAGGTTGTATTTTCATTTTAATATCATTACTTGAGTTCTCATAGGTAAATCCATGTATCCTTTTGGAAAATTAAATTTATGAAAATATTCTCCCGGAAATAAAATACATTTATTTATTTTGCCAGGTATAGATTGAATTAAATCATATTCTGTTAATGTATGCTGTTCGTCCCATACCGAATCACTTAGTTGTTTATTTGTTTTAAATTTATCTGTTTCTGTTAGTTGACCATAATGCCACGATTCGTAATAAAATAATTGTGATATTATTTCTTCTTTTTTTAATTCGTCTTGGGTTATTTTATATCTTTCATGATCAGAAACCTTCATAGGTTTATGTTTCCAAAATTGAATTTCAGGGATTTCCTTCCATTGAGGATCGGTATTAAAATCTAAAAATATAAAACATACAAAACTATTTTCGGGTAACCATTGGGGCCTATTAGGATGATTTTGTAATTTTAATCTTTTAGATGTTGGCAAATAATTATAAAAAAAATATGATTTTTTTAAAGCCCCCGGATATATAGGTCGTTCTGCAGAAATAATGTCTAACTCGGTAGCACTATCATAAAGTCTTTGCTTACATTGTTCACGTTCTTTATTCCAAGAATGACATTTATCTATTTCCTCGGGAGGGACAAGCATACTATCTAAAAGATGTTTCTCGCCTTTTTCAAAAAGTTCATCCCAACATGCCGTCAAAACATTATCATGATGTGAATTATATGCATCAACATGCATTTCATAATCCCAATATGTAGAACTAATACATTGGCTTTCAACACTAGTAACATCTTTATCATACACTTCTTTAATGATAGGTTTAAGTGTGTCTAATGTATTATAATCTGGAAAAATATCCGACACAGTTCCAGCTGGACCGACAGGTAACAATCGAGGATATAATCTATCTCTTGTTTCAGGTTTTAAAGTTAATCGTTTTTCTATTTCTTTAAGAACTTTTTTAGATTCTTCTGAATTATCTAAATAATCGTTATTATATTTCCAATAATCAGATTCTTGAGTATGATCTGGACACATGGATCTTAATTCTTTTAAATCTTCATAAAAATCTTCAAAAGATAATGCTATATTGTCACCAATAACATGTCGAGTATAATTAGTTGTTTTTATTTTCATAAGGTAGTTTTTCTATTTTTCTATAATTTCTACATCTTCCGAATTCATGTATTGCCATTCCACCAATTCGTCTAAATTGGATATTGGGAAAGGAATGAAAGGTCCAGAGAAGTTGTCTTGTGGTAGCAGATTCCACTGAGAAGTGGCGTTCTGAGCCTCTACTACAATAATGGAGAGATCCTTCGTAGATATTTCTGTATTCTTCTTCTCCGCCAATGTCAAATCCTATAAGATATATTATATTTGGTAATTGCGTTGCGGCATAATAACATGCTAATGCTCCACAATTCCATTTTTTCCATTTATTATTTGTTTCGATATGTGTCGCCGAAGGACAACTATATTTATTCGGTGAAATTACTGTATGTGCTTTTGAATAACCACTTACATGAATTTCATTGCACATTCTATCATCAACACAAAAAAGAATGTCAGGTTGAAATTCTCTATATATTGCATTACATCCGTATACTATATAATCTTTTTTTAGTTGCCAAAGATCTATATTTTTTCTACTAACACCATTTCCGACAACTATAATATCATACTGTTTCAATTTCGACGTTTAGAGGATGGCCTTTAGATCTTGCCAAATGAGTAGTTTCTAATGCTTTTTGTTCGGCTATTTCATAAAAAAACACACCAGCAGTTCCTTTACCTTTTTCATGAATATCTATCATTATCTTTTCTGCGGCTTCTTTTGAATGATGAAAAATAGCCATTAATGCTTCTACAACAAATTCCATTGGTGTAAAATTATCATTAATAAAAATGACTTGATATTTTTCGGGTTCTTTTAAATTTTGAACTGTTTTTGTATCTTTTTCAACTATAGTTTCAACATCAGGCATGAGCAAACCTTTTTTTATATTTAGTTAATATGAATGCGGTGCCAGTTTTGACACCGCATATAAAGTTGCTTAATTAACCGTGATAGGAATTACCTTAGGCTTTTCTTCCTCAGGAATTTCCTGTTCTAAATCAATAGTCAACATGCCATTTTTAAGGGTTGCATCCTTAACTAGCACATGTGGACCTAAACGAAAAGTTCGCTCAAAAGAACGGTTAGCAATACCACGATGAGCAAAATGATCTTTGTCATCATTTTCTTTACTTTCAATTTTACCTTTAACTGTAAGATTGCGTTCTTTTTGTGAAACTTCTATATCATCTTCACCAAAGCCAGCAATGGCCATTGAAATTACCCATTTACCGTCATCAAGTTGCTCGATGTTGTAGGGTGGATACCCTGTAGACGAACCTGTATATGTGTTAGAAAACTGCTCTAAGTCTCTAAACATACGGTCCATTCCAACCGTAAACGGTGTTAGTGAAGTAATGAAATCGCTAAGATTTTCGGTTGTGAGGTGTCTATGTGTCATAATTTTCTCCTTTTTTATAAGCAAGACAGAGTTAGATTAACCCATTATGGCATTAATCTTCTCCTCATATTATTTATCACTATTATAACATGGTATAATGATAAAGTCAATAATTTTTTATTCTACCTTCATATAATTTTTCCAAGTTTCGTTCTATACGACGAATTGCTTGAGCTTTAAGTCTGCGCCTTTTCTTTGACGGTTTTTCATAGGATTGTCGGTCCCTACATTCTTTTAACGTGCCTTCGGCATTAATTTTTTTCTTTAATAATTTAATTGCTTTTTCTGCATTATTATTTCTTACTTCAATTGTTAACATTTTAAAATTGCTACGATACTTGAACCGACAAATTTAGGCTCTGAAAGGAAATCTGTTTTCAAACTTTTCGATAATCGTTCAAAAAGTTCTAATCCGTGCTCTTTGTATATATACCGTTCGCGACCTTTAAATCGAACTACAATTTTTACTTGATCACCTTTATCTAAAAACTTTTTAATTTTGTTTGCTTTAACTTCAAAATCATGGTTATCAATTTTTGGTCTAAATTGCATTTCTTTTAACTCAGTCCGAGTTGCACGAGCATTTTTTGCTAGAGCTTTCTTCCTTTGTTGTTCTTTATATACGTATTTATTTAAATCCACAATTTTTGCAACCGGTGGATCTGCTTTTTCAGATACAACTACAACCTCTAATTCCCGTTCACGAGCAATTGATATGGCTTTTCTAGTCTCCATAACTCCCAATTGTTCGCCCTTTTCATCTATAAGCCGTAACATAGGGTGGCTTATATAATTACTTCGTCTGTTGTTTTTTCCCGTAAACGAGGAATGGTTCCTGTTGTTTCGTGATCGTGTCTTCATTTATAACTACCTTTTCTATGCCTTTCTTTTCGTATGTTGGTAAGTTAAATTGCACATCTAATAATGCATTTTCTATAACTGATCGCAATCCTCTTGCGCCGACTTTTGTATCATTACAAATTTTAACTATTTCTTCACATGCTTTATCTGTAAATTCTAATTTAACATTATCCATTTC